TCTCATTACAGTGGCGGTTGTCCGGTACCACGAGCTGAGTCTTTATACAACGGCGGGTCTCAAAGCATACGTTAACATGCGATAAGCCGTGGGTATTTCTCCCTCTTTTAGCCTTGTTAAAATTTTCTCTTATAAATCAAACGGATTGTATGTAGGCATATTCCATCGTCGTCCTGTAAAGGATAGTGATTTACGTCTCTGCTGCCACTCAGAATACCCTGCCGTCACACATCAGAACGGATTCGGGGCACAAATTAATCGCCGGTGCGGGCTTATTTGGCAGTTAAACAGCCTGAATTGTTAGCCTTTGAGTATATGCGAACCATGTACACGAACACTAATATGTCCGTTATAATAGTCATTACTTTCTAAAACTTTGCGGGAAAATTGTTCTCTGGCCTCGATGTAAGAGCATTGCGCCTTGGATGTACAGTAATATAGGATTTCTCTACTGAAGTTTTCTTTGCCTAGTGTAGTTACGTCTTTGGTCAACGCATCGCTGGAGCCATAATACTCTTTCCAGTCGCTGTCAACTTTGCTACGAATTTTCTTCTTTTTCTTAGTTCCGTTCTTTAGCTTGACTACTTTATAGGTAGTTTTTGCGAACTTGGCTAATTTTTTGCCTATATACTTTTTGCCAGAGATGTCGTTTGTTATCAAGTATACAAAACCTATGCACTCCTCGGGGAGTGTTTCAATGATTTCATTTTGATAAGTCCATGACATGCACTAATTAGTGTCACTGGGTGTGCCTTTGTCTTGATTCTGGTTTGCCTTGCGTTTTGCCTTGATCTGTTTCATATCTTCATTTTTCCACTCTCGCCATTCCTGTATTTTTACACGACGAGCAGAGCAGATGCGCCTAATTTCACTTAACCACCAGCGAACATCCATACCAGCTCGCTTGGTGTTTTCGTTGAGCCATTTTTGATTTGCCTTAAAATACTCGCGAAAAGCTGCCATGAGTTCATCATGTAGCTGTTCGTCTTTGTCCATTACTCAGTAACCTCTAAATCATTAGCATAACTGGTAAATCCGTTTTCTTTAATAACACGTAGCACGTTGTTAACACGCCCAATAAGTTCGTCTTTGTGACTGATCAAAAATACGTTCTTTTTACGTTCACGGCTAGTTTTCTTCAGTATACTCAATGCGCCCTCTACACCACTTGCGTCTAGTCCGTTGTCAATAAGCTCGTCTACAAACAGCAGATTAATCTGCTGGTATAAACTTTCCCACACATCGCGGAACGCTAACGATAACGATAAAATCAATCTAGTACGTTCACCGCGAGACAAGTTGTCAAAGTCAAGATCTTGTCCCAATTGTGTAATTTCAACGTTAAGATCGTTTAAGAAACTAACAGTATGTGGCAATCCCATCTTGTCAAGATAGTAAGTAAGACGGTTGTTTAAGTAGGCTAAATTTTGATCAATAATCTTCTTACGGATAAAGCTATCCTTACTGGTCAATAACTTGAGCAGGAACTCTTGATGGTCCTTTAATGTGCTAAGTTCATTGATAGTGTCCCAGTTGATTTCTTGTAGAGCAGTATCAGTTAGCTCATCAATTTGTTCTTGATACGGATCACTTTCTCCTGCTTTGATCTGTAGTTGAGTTTCTAAGGTTTTCAAGTTATTCTGATGCTTTAGTGCCTGCTCAACAGAGTCGTAGTAGGTATCTGGACGAGGAGTTTGCTCACCTAGTGCGGCAATTTCTTTGTTAATTTTAGCTAGATCTTTTCCAACTTTATCAAAATATTTTTGTGCTTCGTCTAAGTGCGTGTTAGCTTCAGCAGACATTTCTTCATGTTTGTGATCATGAAGGTCTTGTTCACAAGCGTGGCACTTTTTGTCTTTCAACTTAGCAAGCTCACTTGCGTACTTTTTTACGCTTCGCTCCGCTTGCGCTGTCGCGCTATCTAAAGTTGCCCGCTCCTTGTTCAGACTCTTGAGCTTGGTAGTACGTTCTTCGTACACTTTTAGTTCGGCATGTTTAGTGAGTTCAGAGTCGATGTCGACACCTTCTAATTCAATAATAGCCCGCCCAATTTTTTCTAATTCAGTTTCGTGCTGAGTATTCCATGCGCTTTGTCTAGTTAACAATCCGTCAATGCTTACTTGAATTTTTTCATTACTTTTCTTTGCGGCTTCTAAATCTGCGTTCTTTTGATAGATATCATCTTTAGTAGACTTGATCATTTCTTTAAGTGTTTCTGCTTTTTCAGATAGCAATGTAACACCTAGTAACTGCTCAATAATAACCCGTTGATCGTTAGCCCGCATACTTAAAAACGGCTCGGTGTACGTGTTTAATGCTACAATATGCTTGAACATATCATGCGACATTTCTAACAATTCGTCAAGATCTTTTTGTGTTTCACGCATATCGCCCTGCGCATCGTCTGACTCGTCAGTTTCCTGCTCTTGATCGTTTACATAGAACTTTAATACGTTAGGTTTCCGCCCACGTTCAATTCGATAATTAGTGCCGTCTTTTTCAAACGCTAGTGTAACTAACATGCCCTTATTGTTAATCTTGTTAATAAGATTATCTTTTTTAATGTTAGTTAATGCGTTACCAAACAAACTATAACTTAGCGCATTGACGATAGTAGTTTTACCAGTACCATTACGACTTCCACTGTCGTCCCCACCTTGATCTAAATTTTCCCCTAACACTAATGTTAGGTTTTCCTGCGCGAAGTTTACAGCTTGGGTCTGATTACCCACACTCATGAAGTTACGTACTGTTAATTCTTTAATTTTTATCATAGATTATTATAGATTGCTAATAGCGTATTTTTATTAAATTGGTCAGAGTCAATGTTAATAATTTGACTAGACACAATTTGATCAACCGATTCAAATGCTTGAATGTCAATATTAGTGTTAATTTCAATTTCTTTACGTTCAGCAATAAGTGTAAGCTCGCGAATATCATAATCCGCAATAAATTTTTCTTTAATAAAACTTGCTTCTTCGTAAGTAATATCGATATCCAACGCAACACGTAGATGTTGTTTAGGTTTAATGATAACATCAGCTTCGTCAATTAATCTGCTTAGTGCTAGAGTACGAAAAGTAGGTTGATCAGGCCATGAATGAAACACTGGTGCGCCGCCCCATTCAAGAATCATCATACCGCGATCGTCATCCCACGCATCTGAATAGTTGTGTGGAAATGCGTTACCTATGTAACACATATTTTCGTTCATTTGTCGCTTATGGAAATGCCCACTAAATCCCATTTCAAAGCCTTTAAATGCTTCTGCCTGTAGTTCGCCGTGATCCGGCATCTGTACCATAGCGTTCATAAAGAACTTTGGTAATTCAAAGTGTCCAAAGCAGTATTTTCCTGTGCGGTTTTTAATAGTTTTCCACTCTTCGCCAACTAGCCATGGGCATAATGTAACATCTCCGATTGTAGTAACTTCGGGAATTACAGTAACACCTGGGATATATTTTCCAAACTCAACTGAGTGGATGTCACGTTTATCTTTATAGTATAAATCGTGATTGCCAGGAAAAAAGTAAAAGTTATCAAATGCTTGCCCTAACTTTTCTAAAGCTCTAAGGCTGTAATCCATAGTAGTAATATTAAGGCTATTACGGTTATGGTGCCAGTCGCCCATAAAAATTCCTGTGTCGCATCCTTCTTCTTTTGCCTTGGCAATATACCAATCTACAAAATCTTCACAGTCTTGATTGTGAGTATTGCTATTTGACTTTAATCCAAAATGTATGTCTGTAAAACAGGCAATTTTTTTAAACATATTACTCATTAGAACTGCTTTCCTCATTGCGTTTTACTGCGGCAGCATGTTCACCAGCACCAGTTCTACTGTAACTTGGGTTCATACCGTTCATTTCTAAAATATCATCACGTATGTTTTGATTACGTTTTTCAATATTAATAACTCGAACAAAGCTATTAGTCACGGCCGCAGTAAAGTAGGCAAACGGGTTGTCCGATTTGCTTTCGTCAAATTGTAATCCAATTTGTGTTAACTGTAGAATAGCTTGACCCTTCATTTCGTCGTTATATGTATAGCCACGAACGTTGCCGCGAGTAGCGTATCTCTCACATAATTTTAACATCATTCGTGCTAAAGTTGGAGTAATTTGGCCTGCGTCTTTGTCAAAATGCCCTGTATCTAACGGGCCCTTCCAATGACTTTTACCTACGCAGATAATCTCATCTTCTTCATTAAATTTCCAATGTTGGAACGGAGGAAAGTTAACTTTATCTCTATGATCTGCTAGACTTTTAGGATTTTTCTTACGAGTATTATTAAGCGGAATATGATCAAATGTCATGATTCTAAAGACTAAATCAGTCTTTTGTATCTTCTTATAGTCTACTTCGCAGTCAGCTTGTTTAACTTTTTGTCCATCTTTTTTCCGAGTAGCATAGTCTAAATCACCTATTCTTTTAGCCTGATTCCTTTTAGCTTCTGCTACTGTACGTATGTTTATTTTGTCTACACTTGGCAAAATAATGTCATATTGATGGTATTTTGGATCAGTAAAACTACAGTACGACGTCTTACTCCTGTGTATTTCTAACAACATATCTTTGTTGTTTAGATAGTTAACTTTAGCGGTCATGGATCATTCCTATTTTAAGTTATTATAAACTACGCGGTTAATAAAGTCAAATAAATACTTGCCAAAGGGACATATTATGGCAATCAATGGACAAAATTTACAATCGACTATTGCGGCTACTACAGCAACGTTTGGAGCAGTTACTTCAGCGGTTGGTACAGCACAACGACTTGGTTCGGCACTATCTAGTATCGGTAGCGCATCCGATGTTGGCAGCGCAATTCGAAGTATCAATCTTCCGGCAGCGGGTGAAGCAGTGGGTGATATTATGGGTGCTATCTCCATGTTCGGCGGGGGCGGCGATAATCCTAATGACTGGAGAGTTAAACTAAGCCTTCCAAATTGGGTCAGTTTTAAAAATAGTGCTGTACTTAAACCATTAAAAGATGCTGGCGGATTTATATTCCCATATACTCCAGAAATCTCAATCAGTAGTACAGCAAAATATACTCCTGTTGCCCCTATCCACAGTAATTATCCCTTCCAAACATACCAAAACAGTGAACCTGGCACAATAACTATAACTGGTGATTTTAACGTTGAAGACAGCACACAGGCATTGTATTGGATTGCTTGTGTTCACTACTTACGATCAGTTACAAAAATGTTTTCTGGGTTTGATCCCAAGGCAGGCAATCCGCCACCGATTGTAAAACTAAACGGCTACGGAGCATATGTGTTTAAAAATATTCCAGTACTGGTTACCTCAATGAAAATCACTCTAGGTAAAGAATGTGATTATATTAGTTGTAATGTAGTAGGTAGTGCTGCCGGCGAACTCGCAGGCATTGCTGACAGTATTGGCGGCCTTGCTGACGCAGTTGGCGGAGCCTTACCTGGCCTATCAGGGATCACAAGTACGGTAAGTAGTATAGCAGGCGGAGTCGGCCAAGTAGCAAGTTTGTTAGGTAGTTTTGGTCTAGGTGGCTCTACTAGCGGAGGAACGGCACACGTGCCAACAAAGAGTTCAATAGTGATTACACTACAACCTGCTTATAGTAGAGCAAGTGCTCGTAGTTTTAGTCTTGATAGATTTGTACAAGGTGGATACATGAACAACTCAGTAGGATACGTATAATATGTCAGCGGTGTACACAAATTTAAGCCCATGGGCGACTACACAAATAACAGAAAACTATCTAGATGTTTTATCAATTAGAGCGGTTAGCGCAGAATCTGATGATTTTTTATACGTAATAGAGTCACAGTATACTCACCGTCCAGATTTACTTGCGTATGACTTATACGGCGAAGCCGCCTTGTGGTGGGTTTTTATTCAACGAAATCTTAATGTCTTACAAGATCCTATATTTGATTTTGTACCTGGCATAAAAATTTATATTCCAAAGTCTAGTAGTTTAAAAACAGTGTTAGGTTTATAATATGGGAATTCTTGATTCAGTAACTTCAGCTACAACTGCTGTTAGCGGAGTAGTTAACGCAATTACATCCGGTCCGGCTTCTGCCCTGTCAAGTGTAACTAATGCGATTTCAGGAGTATTAGGATCTAGCGGATCTTTTCTATCCAGTCTTGGCGGATCAAAATTGCCATTGCCAAACATTTTATCACAATACACTACTTACAATTATGTATTAAGTATTGGAGTGTTAACAACAGCTGATATTACTAATCCCGACTCTACTTATATGGCAGGAAAAAATATACCTTTAATTTGTAAATCTGCCAACGCGGATCCATCTAATAGGATTGCCACTGCCTACGGCAAATTTGATTTCTTTATCGATAACCTTCAATTGAATAGTCAGATGGGTTTTCAAAAAAACGCAAATACTAATATTACAAAATTAAGTTTTACAATAACTGAACCGTTTAGTATGGGAATGTTTCCTATTGCTCTTCAAACTGCAGCGTTTCAATATGGATGGAAAAATTATAGAGATGCTCCGTTTTTATTAAAAATTGAATTTAGGGGCAATAAAGCAGACGGATCAATGGCAGTAGTACCAAGTTCTACTAGGTATATTCCTTTTAAATTTATATCAATGAATATGCGTACTAGTCATATTGGAACAACTTATGATTGTAAAGTTATCCCCTATAACTTTACTGCCCTTAGCACAAGGAACTCAAACTTTAAAAGCGATGTATCATTCAAAGGAGCAACCGTTCAAGAAATGTTACAAACTGGAGAAAAGAGTTTACAAGTAGTTATTAATCAACGTCTTCAGCAGATGAAGACAGACGGCCTATTAAAAGTTCCAGACGAAGTAGTTATATTATTTCCAACTAATACAGCATCGGCAGCAACCGCATCAGCGTCTTCGTCAAACACAGAATCAAAAGGTTCAGCAACTACTAGCTCATCAAGCGGTGGAGGTGGTGGCAAGGGAGAATTACTTAAAAAATTAGGAATAGCTGAAAGTAAAATTAATAAAACTCTAGTACAACCTGATGGAGAATGTAATGCGTTAGGTAAAGCTAGTATGGGATTTGGCCTTGACAAAAAAGGAGACCCGTCATTTGGTAACGAAAGTACACAATGGGATCCTAAAAATAAAGTATGGGCTCGCGGTAATTCTACTAGCAATGTCAAAGAAGGAGAATTTAGATTTAGTCAAGATACTAATATTGTAAATGCTATTAATCAAGTATTAATTAGTAGTAATTTCCCAACAGAAACATTAGATGCTGGAAAACTTAGCCCAGAAGGCATGCGAGACTGGTGGATAATTGATGTTCAAACGTATCCAATTGACACTGACGAAAATGACGACTCTACTGGTAAAAAACCTAATTTGTTTGTATATCGAGTAATGCCTTATAAAGTGAGCACTGCTTCTACAAACCCACCTAACACCGCACCGCCTGGGATTAAGAACTTAAAAAAACAAGCAGTTAAAGAATATAATTATTTGTATACTGGCAAAAATACAGAAATTTTAAAATTTGATATTGAATTTAATATGAGTTTTTCCACACTAATGGCAGCTGACGGATTAAAAAGGTCTCAAGACGTTCAGCTGGGCGCAAACCAGGGTGCTGCCGGAGTTAAGAAGAATGTAATTGATCCACAACCAGATGGATCAAAAGTAGCGGCAGTGTCGGGCGTTACTCCTACAACAGTAAGTTATTCGTTAACGTCAACATCAACTGACAGGTTGGGTGGCGGCGGCGCTGACACACAGGCAACACGAGCGGCTCGTGTATTCCACGATGCGATCACTAACGGTGTAGATATGATGAAACTGAACATGGAGATCTGGGGAGATCCGTATTATATTGCGCAAAGCGGAATGGGTAACTACACTTCAAAACCGTCAGCATTTCAGAATCTAAACCAAGACGGCACAGTAAACCATCAAAACGGGGAAGTTCACGTGTCAGTTAATTTTAGAACTCCGACTGACATCAATCAAGGAACTGGCTTATATAATTTTGCTGGGACAACCTCAGCCCCAGTAGTTCAGTGGAGCGGATTGTATCGTGTAATTATGGTAGTTAGTAAATTTGAAGGAGGCCAGTTTAAACAAACACTAACAGGAAATCGAGTAAAACAACAAGAAAATCCAAAACAAGGAACAGCTTCTAATACGTTTTCTACAAGTAATTCAAAACCAGATCCTACAGATCCTTACGCAACAGGCGGAGCATAACATGTCAGCACTAGATGACCAGTCAACAGAAAAGTCAGTTAACCCTGGCGACCAAGCACCTCCTCGTCCAGGCCCGTTTTTAGCAAAAGTGGTCGGGGTGCTTGACCAAGAGTACATGGGTGGATTAACAGTTCAATTAATGAAACCTGGCGGCAACGATGCTGTTGACGGACAAACTATTCCAGTTAAAATGTTAACACCATTCTATGGTACTACTGGTGTAGGTAATGTAGGCATTGATCCTAACGATTATAATAATACTCAAAAGAGTTACGGTATGTGGTTTGTCCCCCCTGATGTAGGTACTATTGTTCTAGTATTTTTTATTGACGGAAATCCAAAATATGGCTACTGGATGGGATGCGCCCTTGACGACGGTATGAATTTTATGTTACCGGGCATAGCTGCAACACAAGCAGTTGTTGAAGGGGGCGGCCGCCTTCCTGTGGCTGAGTACAATAAAAAATTACACGAGCAAATGTGTGTTGACACTACTAAAGTTAAAAAACCAAAGCATCCGTTTACTTCAATATTAGAAATTCAAGGACTATTAAAAGATGATGTCCGAGGCATTACAACTAGCAGTGCCCGCAGAGATATTCCAAGTGCTGTGTTTGGTATATCAACGCCCGGCCCCCTTGATAAGACTCCTGGATCAAAAACAGGCGATGTTGGAGTAAAAGATAATGTACAAAAAGGAGTTCCAGTTAGCAGATTAGGCGGAACTACATTTGTAATGGATGACGGTGACGACAAGTTTTTACGTAAAACAAAAGCAAGTGATGGCCCACCAGTGTATACAGCAGTTGAGCAAGGAGAAAAAGGTGGCGACGTAAAAATTCCGCATAACGAGCTTGTGCGTATTCGTACTAGAACAGGACATCAAATTTTACTTCACAACAGTGAAGACCTAATTTATATTGGCAATGCTCGCGGCACAACGTGGATTGAATTAACCAGCAACGGAAAAATTGATATCTACGCAGAAGATAGTATTAGTCTACATACTAAGCAAGATTTTAATGTAACTGCTGATAGAGATATTAATCTTACTGCTAGAGGAGCTATCAACTTAAACGCAACGGCGAATACTAGTATTACTGGTGCGCAGGTTCAATTAAATCCACCTAATCCTGCGCTTAAAGCTAATAGAATTCCGCAAGCCGAACCGTGGTCCGGCCACGAGAATCTAAATCCTGCAGCAGCCAAGCCTTCGGCTACTAAGGCAGCAAAAGAGATCGGA